GATGAAACAATGTTATTATCTGATTCTGAGAAAGAAGAACTTATGGGAACTTTACAAGATGTAGTTAATGATTTGCAAAAAGAAAGTGATAAAATTGATAATATAAAAGAAAAAACAATAAGTAATACGAGTAATTAATAATGGGTGAATTTTTAAGAGTAGATACTGGTCGAGAAAAGAATGAATTTGGGATGAAAAATATTTTCCCAAGAGACATTTATATAGAGTTTGTACCTGGACTTGTAATAGATGTAGTATTAAATAAAAATTCTTCAGCGTATGAAGACAATAATAGAAATATTAATAGTATAATAGCTATGAAACATTTTGGTACAAAAACTGAGCTAAAACAAATGGTTAGGACAAGATATTATCCATTATTAAGAGGAATAGTAGATGTTCCAATTAAAGGAGATCCAGTATTATTGTGTGATTTTGGTGGAGTCAATTATTATTTAGGACCTTTAAATTCTATTAATAGTCCGAACTTTAATATAGATACGTTAAATACTGGTTTTAATCCTAAAAATAATAATACTGCTGTTAAAACTAAATCTACTTTTAGAGAAAAGTTTAATATTCCAAAAAATTATTTAATAGCTACAGTTTCAAGATTACAAAAGGAATATAAACAAATCTTGGATGATCCAAAACAAATTAATAAAGGTGAGGACGGTAGTATATCAAAAATGGATACTCATGGTGATATGATTCTTGAAGGTAGATATGGGAATAGCTTGAGAATTGGTAGTAGAGGTCCATTCCCATTAATAGCGATTTCCAATGGTAGAAATGGTGGAGAAGTAGTCGAAAATATTTATGATGGTTCATTAATTAGTATTACTTCAGCTGGTAGTATTTTAGATCATTTTGAAACATTTCAATTAGCTTCTGATTCTGTGGAAGAAAATCCAAGACTTGTTGCTGGTGGCAATAATGCCGAAGAAACTCAAGCATTTAATTATAATTTTGGTAATGATGGGGAATTGCCAATACTGGGAAATCAAATATTGATTAATTCGGATAAAATTACTTTAAATGCTAGAAATAATAATATAACTTTATCTTCTTTTATTAATATGGATTTTGGAGCTGGAAATAATTTAACAATCAACACAAAAAATTATATGAGTATTGAATCTTCTAATATTTATTTAGGCAAACAGGCTCAAGAAAAAATTGAACCATTGGTTTTAGGTAATAAATTAAAAGAATTACTGGAAGAAATGGTAGGTATTATAGAAACATTAAAGGTTACTGCTTGTATAGCTGGATTATCTGGTCCAATAGATCCAACTACAATACAAAAAGTTACATCATTAAAAAATAAACTTGCTGCACCAGATTTTTGGAGTGAATACCATTTTATAGAAGAAAATGGACAAAAAACAACTGGACAGGAAGGACAAGAAGCCGAATAGGGAGGTCATATGAAGAAATCAGAGTTAAGAATGTTAATAAGAGAGATAGTTAGAGAAGAGGTAGCACTCACAGTAAAAGAGGTAATTAAAGAAATTGTTGGAGGTAAGACAGAACAAAAACTTAAACCAAAATCCAAACCAAAACAAAAACATTATTCTAAAAATAAAGTATTGAATGATGTATTAAATGAAACAGCTATAAGTGATAAAAGTAATGAGTGGGAAACATTGGGTGGTAGTACATACACAAGTGATAAGATAAATGAGGTTGTTGGTAGTTCTTATGCTGGTATGATGAATGGTAATCAAAAACCGGACGCTGATACAGTAGTTAAATCTATGGGTGGAGATCCTAATGTTGTTGGTGATACTCTTAAAAATGCATTGACAAGAGATTATAGTGATTTAATGAAAGCTATGGATAAGAAGAAGTAAAATGGGATTAACTAACGATATATATGAAGTAATGAAAACTAGTATGGAATCTGATACTCCATTGGATGATGTCCAAGATAATAATTTATATAATGTATCTGAAGGTATAGCTAATGCTGTTATTGATTTTTTAAAGAAACAAACTTTTACAATAACTGAAATGAAATCTATACTTGAAGTTGAAGAGATTTCTACTACCGGACCTATTCAAGCCGATGTATTGCCAACTGTAACTACAGCAGTTGGTGGAAATGTTGTACAGGGAAAGAATGGTGTTGTTGTACCAAGTATTTCTTTAAAAAAGTTTGGAGGTCAGGGAGGTGCTATGAAAGCGGTGGGATATGCATATGTAGGTAGAAACCCCGTAGATTCTGAAGAAAGCAATGAAGATTTAACAAAAGTTAAATTACTAGATGAAAATATAATAGGAAGATAGAATGGCTATAAAAGATACATATAAAAAACCATTTATAGAAGATAGAGATGATAGCGTATTTATAGGTATCGATTTACCCTTTAGAAAATCTGATGGTATTGAGGGGTGGTTTGCTTCGACAACTACAACTATTAAGGCTGTAAAAAATAATATAAGAAATTTGTTAAGTACTCATAAAGGAGAAAGATATCTACAGCCAAATATTGGTTTAAATTTAAGAACAGTTCAGTTCGAACAATTTACAGATGAGTTGAGGTTACAAATTGAAAATGATATATTAGATACGTTTGATTTCTGGCTACCATTTATTCAAGTAAAAGATTTAACTGTTCAAATGTCAACTACTACAGCCGGTAGTGTCAATAATAATAAGTTAATAATTAATGTAGTATTTAATATAACAAGAGATCCAAATACATTAGAATCTGTTCAAGTAGAAATATAGAAATAGGAGATTAGTAAATGCCTTATTCTGAAAAAGAATATCAAGTTAGTAATATAAATTATTTAAATAAAGATTTTTCTTCATTAAAATCTTCATTAATAGAATATGCTAAAACATATTTTCCGAATTCTTATAGAGATTTTAATGAAACATCTCCTGGAATGATGTTAATTGAAATGTCAGCTTATGTAGGTGATGTTCTTTCTTTTTATATAGATAACCAATATAAAGAAATGTTATTACCATTAGCTGAAGAACGAAGAAATGTAATTAATTTAGCAAATATGTTGGGATATAAAGTTAAACCGATAAGTCCTTCTTATGTTGATTTGGATATAAGTCAAACTGTGGATGCTGATAATACAAATGTTGATAATATAGTTCCAGAAGCTGTTGATTTTCAAGTTTTCGATAAGGGATTAAAAGTAAGTTCTACTACAGATTCAACTATAATTTTCGAAACTCTTGATATAGTTGATTTTACAATGAGCTCATCAGGAGATGCCGTACCTGTGGTTAGTGATACGGATGAAAATGGATTAGCTACAGAATTTACTTTAACAAGAAAAGTAAAAGCTGTAAGTGGAGAAACAAAAACTAAAACTTTTTCTATAGGTTCTCCTGAAAAATTTAAAAGAATAACTTTTCCTGAAACCAATATAATTGAAATTTTAAGTGTTAAAGATTCTAATAATAATAAATGGTATGAGGTTGAGTATTTAGCTCAAGATAAAGTTCCAGCTGAAGAACATTATATAGGTGATAGAACCAATGCTTATTATGATATAACAAATGTTAATGTAGAAACCATACCAGTGCCATATACTCTTGAATTTATAAAAGTACCAAAAAGATTCATTACAGAAATAAATGAAGACAACACAACATCCTTAGTATTTGGTAATGGTTTATTACATCAAGCAGCTAGCGGTTCTTTATCAGATGGATTTTTTCAAACAGAACAAGTTGGAATTATAATACCAGGAGAAACAGAAACTATAACTTCTGATATATCTCCAATATTGGGTACTGCTATGAGTTCATTAGGTGAATCTCCGAGCAACACAACATTAACAGTTGAATATAGAATTGGGGGTGGAATTGGTACAAATATACCAGCTGGAGATTTAACTACTTTATCATCAATAAGTAGATTAGCAAATGGTAATAGTGTAACCCCAACAATTACAAATTTAGAACCCGCTCGTGGTGGTGCTGATGCACAATCAGTTGAAGAAATAAAAAGAAAAACACAAGCTCATTTCATAACTCAAAAAAGATGTGTTACTAAAGAAGATTATGAAGCTAGAGTTCTTGCAATGCCAGCAAAATTTGGAAATATTGCAAAAGTTTCTGTTAATAGAGCTTCAGCTGAACAATTATTTGCTACTATAGCAGATGTAACTGAGGGTGTTGAAACTCAAAATCTTTATCAATGTGATTCATCTGCTGGTGCTAATTCCGTAGGTGATACTGCTTGGTTTGGAAGTTTAAGTTTATGTCAAGCTGGATGTTATAATGATGATGGTCCTGGAAGTTGTACTATTACTGATCAAGCTTTTGTAGATTTTGCTGAATTTCAACAATTATATGGAGGGGGTATGGATGTTAATCAACCAACAACAGCTGCTATTGAAATACATTTACTATCATATGATAACAATAAAAATTTGGTAGTACCTCCCGATTTATTACAGAACAATTTAAGAAACTATTTAAGTGAATTTAGAATTATATCAGATGAATTTGCTACCTATCCAGGAAAGGTTGTTAATTTTGGTGTAGCTTTTGATGTTACAGCTCATAAATATGCTAATAAACAAGATGTAAAATTAAGATGTATAAATACAATAATTAATTACTTTAATATTGATAAAATGAGATTTAGGCAACCTATTTATACAAGTGAATTAATATATCAACTTATGGGAATAGAAGGAGTTAGAGGTGTAAATCATGTAGAATTAACACAAGGGACTCCACAGTGGACTGGAGCTTCAATTACTTTCCCACCACTTTATAGATATACTATTGAGGCAGATGGTACTGTCAGTCAACCTTATGGTGATAATGGATACGGATATCAATATGATTTTCATAAATTTTATGATGGCACATATTCATCGGATGGAACTATATTACCATCAGTAGAACCAACAGTATTTGAACTTAAAAACCCAAATGAAAATGTTAAAGGAGTAATATCATAATGCATCATTTTATTTATCCTACAAAAGATACATGGATTTCCAGTGGTTCAAGAAAGACGGATGGAGCTTCTCTTACTGAACAAAATTTTGGTAAGGATGAAATTCTTGAACTTAAAAAAGAATTTTATAATTTATCATTTTATTATCCAACAAGAGTGATGGTTCAGTTTGATTTGACAAGTATATCAGAATCAATAAATAATAATGATATACCATTACCAAATACAACCCCCAATATTGGTTCAGAATTTTATTTAAGATTATATGAAGCTGAGGGAAATAAAGAACTTTCTTCTAATTATGGATTAACTGCTCATCCTATTTCTCGATCTTGGGATGAGGGTAGGGGTAAATTTGGTTCATCGCCTCAAGTTAAAGATGGGGCTAGTTGGAATTATAGAAAATTTCCTGAAGGTGGTAGCGGATTAAGTTGGAATACATCAGGCTCATCATATTGGAGTGGAAGTGATCTTATAGCATCTCAATCATTTTCTTCAAGTAAACCAGATATAGAAATGAATGTAACTAATATTGTACAACTTTGGTTAAGTGGTTCATCCACTACAGGTTCAGCACCAGTTAAGGGAGGACAGTCTGGCTCAACTAATAACGGTTTTCTTTTGAGATTTACAGGAAGTCAAGAAACTGATTCTGAAACATTTGCACAATTAAAATTCTTTTCATCAAATACAAATACAATCTATTCACCAAAGCTTGAAGTTAGATGGGATGACCATGCCGCGGCAACTGGAAGTGCTACGGGAAGTTTATTACAAATTACTTCTAGTGGACTTGTTGAAAATTATATTTATCAGATTGGAAATAAGTATGAATATAAAGAAGATGAAAAAGTAAAATTTAGATTTGGAGCTCGCAAAAGATATATCCAAAAAACTTTTAGTAGATCAGTTCAAGAAGTTTCAGGTTCTTATATACCATTTAGGAGTGGTTCTTATTCTATTGTTGATATTGCAACTGGAGAAACAAAAGTTCCATTTAGTAATTATACAACAATGAGTTGTGATTCAACATCTAATTATTTTAACCAATGGTTAAATGGTTTTGAAACAGATAGAATTTATAAAGTTTTAATTAAAGTAAAATATGACGATAAACAGGAACAAATATTTGACAACGATTTTGAATTTAAAATAAAGAGGTAAGGTTATGGCTACAAGACAGGAAGCTAGAGAACATATAATAGATTTAATCTTAGATTTCACTATAACTAATGCTGTAAGTGGTGGTGGTGAAGGTATTGATTTAAGCTCTTATAGAAGATATATAGATCCAATTACAGGTCAAATAACAACTGGAACAACTTCAACTGATTCAAGTTTTGTTTTATATGAAAGAGACTTTAGAGAAAGTTTTTCTGAATCATTAATAGGCGACTCAGGCACTGGTGTTGTGAATGATATAATAG